CTACCAGGCTTACGCATCTTCTCGCCTGAGCCTTCTTTAATGCGCTTACGTTTAGCATGTATGTTTGCGTATAAACCTTTCATTACCACTTCACCTTGTTTGCCCAAAATGCTGCTGACATCTTCCCTTTAGCGATGTTCTTGGCATGTCTTGCCTTAAAGGATTTCTGTCTAGCTGTCGGCTTTTTATCACCCGTTACACCCTGCTGACCAAAGCGGATGGTCTTAACCTTGTCACCCTCTTTAGCCACAACCACATGGCTCTTGGTAGGATGATTAGGCGTACGCTTAGGCTTGTTATATCCTGAAACACCAATGCGCTTGAGAATACCTGCGCCCTTCTTGTTCATTTCTTTTGACATAGCTATAGAATATACAATAAAAGTTTAAAAAAGTGTTACAACTTATTGATTCTTAATGGCTAATACTAGAACCAGTAATAACCCTAGTGTAGCGACAGATAATACAGTTACCCCTAAGGCCATTAACAGGTCTTTGACTTTCTGTCGTCTCTCCATCTCAGCATGAACTGTCTTGCGTCTTTCTTCACGAATGTCTTTCTCCATCCGTAAGAACTCATGCCACCCATGTTCGCCCTGGGTGTATTGAATAAGCTGCCGCAATTCGTCTCTCTGTCTCTGAGCAGCCTTTTTTGCAGCGAACATATCCATAGCCTGTGCTTGGATACTCTTGCCATTGGACGGGATTAAGCTCTTGAACAGGGAGGGTTTGCGTTTGTCGAGTTCCGCTGCCTTGTCGATGTCCGCTACTGCACCCGCCCACTTGCTCAGTTGGCCCATGCAATCTTCCAGCTCCCTGCCCGCTTCCACTAGGGACTTGAGTCCCTTGAATGCTGCTGAAGCCGTAGCTACTAAGGTAACTGGATCCATTGATCATGCCTTTATGGTGGCTGTTCTAAGCCATTCTAAGAGTATTTCTTCTGGCACTGCGGTGCAGCCTTGGAAGGTTTCGTTTTCTTTTACAGGAACACTTAGGCATATCTGTGGTACACCTTCTTCAGTCATCTTCCACACTCCGTTATTGAGTGCATAGATCAGTACCAGTTCTGCCACGCTCACTAGCGTTTGACCCACTCAACAATAGCAAGACCCGCTGCCCATAGACAGGAAAACGCAATAGCAATACCACCGGCAATCCCTTTCCACTTAGTCAGTTGATCTTTGACTTCGTGTAGGTCTTTGTGGTTTTCTTCTACCATTGTAATAAGCTTATCCACTTGAGTTTCAAGTTTGGCTAATCTTTCTGCGGTTTCCAAATCCATGTAGACTGCTCCTTTATGCGGCTTCTTCTTTAGCTTCCTCTGGATTCTCCAGAGACTTAGCTAAACGCGCAACAAACGCTTCACGACCAACCATTAATTGATCTAAATTAAACTGAGCATTAGCTATTTTGCGGCCTAAATCATTAATGTGGTTAAACAGGGTTTCCTGTTCTTGTGTGAAGTCATCTAAGTTGTATTCAACGTCATTTACAGTAATGGTTTTGTTTTTTTCAGTCATGGTCTTTTCTCCTTACTAGACTGTTATGAAATAGTTTAATTTTTAATATACCGTTTCTGGTGTGGCATTACCTGCGTTAGTAACATTAGTCGATGGAAATGCTCTGTTTGTACCCCAAATAATTCTTACTGCGCCATTTGCGCCGCTTCCACCAGAACCAACGTAGTCATCGTCATCAGCGCCGCCGCCACCGCCATATAGGCCACCATTAGAAACACTATTCCCAACTGTTCCGTCTGCGCCGCCAGAACCACCACCACCAGGGGAACCTGCTGCTCCAACTGCACCTGAAGTTCCTTCTCCTTCTAATCCAACGCCACCGCCGCCACCACAGGCGGAAGATACTACACCACCGCCGCCGCCACCGCCGCCGGCTCCTGCTGATCCGCCTACATTGCTGTTACCATATGCTCCATTACCACCATTGCCAGAGTATCCGCCTGCGCCTGCTCCTGCGCCACCGGCAGAGTTGTATGATGCTAGTCCACCAGTACCGCCATTGCCGCCGCCAGTTCTTGCGCTTCCGCTAGATGTTCCCGCTAGACCCCCAGTACCTGCTTGGTTTGTACCAGATGATCCTGCTGCCGTACCACCGCCGCCGCCACCGCCTACAACAAGCGTTGATCCGAACGAAGAATCTCCGCCAGTAACGCCTGAAGTTAAACCGTTACCACCGCCGCTACCGCCAGAACCAACAACTACTGTGTACGAATTTCCTGGAACAACGGTAATAGCATTACCATAAGATAGGCCACCACCACCGCCGCCAGCACCACCACGATTACTACCAGTACCCGCTGCGCCACCACCACCGCCAACGCAAACGACGGAAACTGAAGTCACACCAGTAGGGCAAGTCCAACTGTGTGAGCCTGTTGTAGTAAATAGGGCGCTGCTTCCGTCTGGCACATAAGCCTGATAAAATTCTGATGCCGCTATTTCCCCTGAGGCAGCAAAATCTCCATTCCCATAATATTCAGACAATGCAATAGGATTGGTGCCACCAAACTCTGTTTGGATGTCACTCCATCTTATTGGCCCTGAGCTTGGTCTAGCCATTAGACTGCCGCAGCATCCTCGAAGTCAGTTGTTGCTAGTTTTGCGTATGCTTTAGCAATTAAGTTATCGCCATCAGCCGCTTCAACTTCTGTTAAAGGGGCATCAAAATACAAAGTTACTATAGGCTTGCCTTGAATACCTGGATCTGTCGAAAATATTGTAAAGGTACAACGGCAGATATATACAGATGTTCTGTTATCTTCTGCATCATCTTCATCAGGAGCCTCGCCCTGTAGCTCGCGCAAAACAGTAACCTTATTTAAACGCCAGTAACAGTCAGGCAAATCAACTCTACCTTGCCAGTCGTTTGCCTGTAGTGTTTTACGAAATGCCATTTTTAAGTTCCTCTAATTCTGCCTTGAGGGTTTTAACCTCACCTGTTAAATCATTTACTGCTTCAATCAATAATGCTGTTAGCTTTTCATATCGAACAGCTTTTGTGCCATCTTTACGCTCTGCTACAACCTCAGGCAGTACAGCTTCAACTTCCTGAGCAATAACACCTACGTCATGCTTACGGTTAAAGTAATCATCTTCCTTGCCTTTTGTTGCCAGGTAGTCATCCTTCCAATCATAGGTTACGCCTCGAATAGCGTTTACCTTAGACAGTGCATCAGGAATGTTTTGGATGTTCTCTTTGAGATTTATATCAGATGAGTAGTAAGCAACAATGTCGCCACCCGCACGAATCTCAGCACCGTAATAAAGTGCTGTAGTGTCCATACTGAAGTCACAACCGCCTACATCTAGTCGAGTTATTTGACCTGTAACCCCATTAGGCGCACCTATCTGGCATTCGTTACTTGCGGTAGTCGCTGATAATTCCGCACCGTAACCAATACCAATGTTGTATGTACCAGTGATAGAAGCTTCATCTAAAGCATACGCCCCTATAGCTGTATTTCCTTCACCATCTAAATACTTACCTGCTGAAAAACCAAGACCAGTATTGTAGCTTGCATCTGCATCATAAAGAGCTTCGAAACCAACACCAACATTATAATTTGATATTGCTGTATAACCTGCTCGCCAACCAACATAAGCACAACTATAGCCGGAAGTGCTAGTATTAGCACCTGCGTTATATCCTACGCAGGTCGTATTATCTATGCCATAAGATTGGTAGTTTGCACTATGACCTATTCCGACATTATAATTTCCGGTACTGTAACTAAAGGAGCCATAACCTGCCGACATTCCCATATATACGTTTTGTGTTCCGTATCTATCGTTATACCCACAAATATTTCCTATGTAAGTTGATTCATTACCGTTATAATAACCCGCTCTAAAACCAACAGCAGTTCTTTTTGCATAGTTATATTGATTTAAGGACTGAAAACCAATAGCTGTATTTTCAGATTGGGATGAAGTTCCTCCTAAAGTGTTGTCACCCACAAGAACATTAAGGTTGCCTGTAGTTAAGTTTTGACCGGCATTTGCTCCAATACCTATATTTTGAGTGCCAGTAGAATTTTGTAAAGAATAATAACCAATAGCAATATTATAGTTACCGGTTGTATTATCGATTAGAGAATTGTGACCGATAGCAATATTGTAACTTCCTGAAGTAATACTATCAGCAGCAAAAGGGCCTATACCAATATTACTGCTACCCGTTGTAACTGCGGTAAGCGCAACGTGTCCAACAGTTGTGTTCCAATTACCACTAGTTATTGAATTTAACGCAGAAAGACCGAATGCTATATTGCCAGAACCAACAGGATGATTACCATTTAACTTGATTGAGCCGCTGTCTATGGATACGTCACCTGCAACAGTTAGACCGTCTGTGACCGCAGTGCCAATTACGTCAATGCCTGTGTTTGTAGTAGAAAATTTTAGTACGTCATTATAGTAAAGGTCACAATCTCCACCAATGGTAAACTCTGCGGCTACTACATAACTCGGCCCAAATTCTCCATTGTTGATAGATATCCTGTTATTTGCAGTATTAATTAATTGTAAAGTATTACCATTAGCACTCTTAATTAAATTACCATAAGCATTGCTGTGTGCAATTTGTAAATCAGCACTGTCTCCAAAAGCTAATGTGTCATCCGTACCCAAAGTAGTACTATCTCCAAAGGAGATATTGTTACCATTGGCATCTAAATTTCCACCAAGCTGCGGCGTAGTATCGTCAACCAAGTCCTGCATAGCAGAATCAGCAGTCGTACCCTGAGCTGCTGTAGCGTAGTCTGACGAATCAAATGCTTTGACTTGTGCAAGGTTAGTCACTTCGCTATCCATTAACGCACCGGCAGCAGTGACGTTAGCGGTATCAGTGACATCTGCCCCTGCCTCAATACCATCGAGCTTGGCACCATCAACTGATACATCACGACCATCAACAGTTTCACTGCCTGTCATTACGATGTTGCCACCGTTCAAGGTGAAGTCACCTGTAATAGTATCGCCAGTGTTTAATATGAACGCATCATCTACGTTAAAGGTAGTGCCATCTAATGTGATGTTAGTACCTGCGGTATATACAGCGGTTTCAGCAATCTGAGTGAAAGTAATATCAGTGGTGCCAAAGGTGATCACGCCAGATGTATTCATTACATACAGCTCACCTGCACCCGTATTACCTTCTTTTACAAAGTAAGCATCACCTTCGCCAAGAGCGTCTTTATCAGAAACGCCATAGCTATCAGCATCAGTAGCACGAGTTAATACCCAGGCAGTAGAACCATCACCTACAGTGGTGACAGTGTAAATACCATTTTGTGTCGCATCAGTTTGTGCATAAATAAGAACACGATCAGTCAGTGATAGTGCGATGCCATCGATTGTGATGGCGGCTAATGTTCCTGCATTGGTCAGTGTCGCACCAACACCATCAGTACCGTTATCATAAGTAACCGTTAGGGCTATTGGGGATTCAACACGAACAGGCGTGTGGTAGTGGATACCTGCGGCTGCAATCGTATCAACGTAAGACTTAGTGGCAGCGTGTAGAGAGCTTGTTGGATCACCGTCTAGCGTCAGCTTTCCGGTCATGGTATCGCCAGATACATTAACGTAAGTGCTTGGAATTTGGCTTACATCAATCCCATCAACAGTGCCGCTTATAGTAATATTGCCAGTTACAGACACGTTGCTAGAAAAACTAGCATCAGAGGTAATTGAAAGTGTGCTGCCGGTATTGCCAATGCTGTTAACATCGATTGCGTTATAAATATCAACGCCTGTTGAATTTGTTTGTAGCTTTAAAGCATTGTCATAGTAAAGGCTTATTGATCCGTCTTGCGCAACGATAATGCCATTTTCTAAATTCTTAGGGCGGATGTATAAATCAGCGTCACCATCAATGTAATTGTTAGTGCCATTGTGATAAATCTGTAGATCATCACCATTGCCACAAGTAAATTTATCGTTGTCATTTAAATAAACATCACCATTAAAGAAAGTGCCATTTGTCGTAGTCGTTAATCTTTGGGTGTTTTGATACTTTAGAGTAACCTGCCCACTTGTATTAAATTCGACAAGGTTTCGACTTGATGAATCTACTATTGCGAAATCGCCGCTTCCAATTCTAAGAGCAGTTAATCCGCCACCGCCTGTTAATTCAATACCATTGGATGTGGTGGAGAGTTTTACTGCGTTATCGTAGTATAAATCTACTCCGTCATTTTCTGTGGCAGTTAAAAGTGTTTCGCCGTTGTCGCCTTCAAGACTAACTATGGCTGATTTTATATGCGTAGTTGCGCCATTGTAAGTATTCGTAATATAGGCGTTGTCGCCATAAGTTGTTGAGTGTATGGTAAAAGGGCCATTACCAAAAAATATTCTATTAACACCTGCCAGTTGAATGCCAGATGTAAACTGGACATTCGATCCTGTATTTTTAATTGTATTTACGTCTAATGAATTTAATGGTGCGTCACTATTTTTTAGCACATAGTTATCAGCATCAATAAAATCAGCAACGGTAGTGATATCTTCTTTAATTTCAGCAACTGTTAAGACATCAGCAATTACAGGGCCAACCGCTGGTGCGCCTGTTGTTGAATCAAACGCCAAGACTGTGCCTTTACGGTCGTTCTTGCTAGGCAACAACATATTAATATCTGTAGGGTCAGTAATTGGAGCGCGTAGAGAACGCTGTACTGCCTCTGAGTTTTGCTGGGCAAAGATGGTCTGAGCATCAAACTCATCATTTAAGCTATTAGCAAATAAATCGCCACCTGTCGTAAAGTCAGTTTGGCGCTGAATACCTTTATTACCAAAGATACCAATACTGTCAGTTCCAGTTGGCTCAACAGATAATGTGCCACCAATAACTAAGGTTATTTCACCAGTGCCGTCAGGATTAATGTCTACGGTGTAATCTGAAGTAATAGTCAGGAGAGTGTCATTAACATATATACCTAAATCAGTATCATTAATGATCTCAAACGGGAATGAAAACGGGCCAGTGGTATCGTTACCGAAGTAAACAATACGACGAAGCTGGTCTGTTATATCAATAGGCATAAGTATCTCCTTGCTGCCCCGTAATGTACTTAAAAATCATGCGCTTGTTAACCATTATTGAAGCATTGCCTCAATTCGAGATTCAATCTTCTTCTCTTTGCCAGCTTTTTTGATGTCAGCGCCAACAACCAAGCCGATTTCCTCTTCCATCAACACTTCTTTAGCGTCTTTGTAGAAGTCAGAAATAATGGTCTTGATGTACTTCTGAGCTGAAAGTGGGTCTTCATCCGCTAAAGCCATAAAGCTAGAGTCATAAGGAAGCTCAGCAATCGAGTCCTCTAGGGTTTTCCCATACTCATCAGGCGTTGTTGTGGCTAGCTCAATCCAGCGGTTGTACTGGCTAGGAGTCAGCTCAACACCATCAATCTTCTTCTTAGGCTTGTACTGGCCTACATCAAATACATTTAGGACATCATAAGCAGGACTATATTTCTGCTCAGAAATCTTGAATGGGAAAGCTCGCATCCAAGCACTAGAGGCTGCATGGTTTAATTGCTCACCTGTAATCGGGTCATAAACCAGTGGAGCATCTTTGCTCAAGAATGGATTGCGAGATTTGTACTGAGCCAAAGAGTCAATAAAGCCTTTAGCAACAGGATTCAGATCGTCATATTCCTCAATGTCAGCCTTAGGTAGACGACGCTCAGGATTAAGAATACGATCTGTGTAAGCGATTAAAGAGCTGTAAGCACCTGCTGGTGTACCACCAATCGCTACTGAGCCTGCTTGCTCAGTCAGACGCTTGATCACACTTGCGTAGTAATCAGCACCTTCTTTGCCTCGACCTTGGAAAGTCTGCATAACCTCAGAGATACCAGAGACCATAGGCAGCTCAGAGACATAATCGCTAGTACCGATAACAAGACCCATCATCAGGTCTTCCATATTCTTAGCATCTGGCTCCATGATGCTGTACTCACCCAGAGTAGCACCCATACCCATTAATGCACCGATAGGCTCTAAACCTGCGTATGAAACGAAGATTTTGTCAGTACCCGAGGTAACGGTAGAGTATTTCTTGAACTCAGCTAATGTCTCTTCAGATACGTCTTTCTTGTCAAAAACGATACTGTAAGGCTGCCAACCAGTAGCCTGGAGAGCTTTCTTCTGCTCAACTGAATATGGGCCAGCACCAGTAATGCCACCCTCTAATGCTAGAGAGCTAATGCCATACATCATGCCTGAGCCTAATGTGACACGAGCCATAACCATGTCACGACGTACACCACCAGCAGCCCAATCTTCTCTAACCTTCTTAGACAAGGCAGCGGTAGGCAAACGCTTATTTAGCTCAATCGCAATGTTGGTAGGAGTACGGATAAATGGAACGTAAATCTTAGCTAGAGGATGCTGGGCAATCTTTTCCATTGCAGCTAGATTGCCTTCTAACTTCTTGGTAAAGGTCATTTCCTCTGCAAATTCAACAGCTTCACGGTGAATGTCATCAGGTGGATCATTCATCAGATCAAGCATGCGTTGTTGAGCTTTCTGCTCAGCAGTTGCCAAATCATCACCCATATCAAGCATTTCATTACGAGTCTTGACATATTCACGGTAGCCTAAGCTATTGAGATTACGACGGTAGTTGAATGCTTTGAAGAACTCGTCTTCTGCCATCAATGCACGACCAGGCATGGTCACAAACTTACCGTAGTAGCCAAAACCTTTAGCTAGAGCTTTCTGGAAATCAGACGCATTCTCGCCAACCTCAATATTGAAAGGATCGCTGATAGTGCGAGTCTCTAGCTTAGAGCGACCTGTGATCTGCTCATTCTGATTCCAAGCTTTCTTACCCAGAGCTAAACCCTCACGGAGACCTTGGCCCATGCTGTACATATCGACAAAGATTTCCTGCTGTCGGATGTAGTCTTCTGAGTTGAACAGAATGTTACGGGTTTTCCCGATAAGAGCTGCTGTCTGCTTCTCTGCCAGGTTCAGGCCTGCATAAGCAGCATTAGCTGTCATGTTCTTCACATGGGTCACTGGAGAAGACAAAATGCCGTTAATCCAAGTAGTGATCCAAATATCCTTTACACGACCACCTAAGGTGCGTTCTGCGAGCTTGTGAGCCTTTTCTGGACTACCAGCAGAGGCATAGGCCTTAGCAAGTGCTACAGCGTCTCCACGACCTCCAGAAGCCTCTAAAACCTCTTCCAGTCGGAATGCACGATCTACATCAGCTTCACGAGCTTGGTTAAATACTGCTAGTGATCGAGCCACATCTGCTTGCTTACGCTTAGCGCCACGAGCCAAAGCACCTTCTAGGGCAACTGCTTGACGGAACTCAACAAGCAACTCGTCATCGTAGTTACCTGCCTTGATCTTGTTAGCCAAATCCATTGAGCGTTTACCCGCATCAGTGAGAGCCAACATCATCTTGTAGACTTCACCTGGATCAGCATTCAGCTTGGCATTAGGATTGATGATCTTTGCTACGAAAGACTCTGAATAACCTAATTCCTCAACCTTAGCCGTTAACTGACCAAAGTCCATACGCTCAATCTTGCCAGCACCAGAAGCCTGAGCTACCTGATCGATATGCTGTTTCAGCTCATCTGGGCCATTAATCTTGTTGAGGTTGAAGACAGTCTCAGGAGGAGTGCCTTCTACTGCACCTTTAGTCGGTACAATCATGTCAGCTTCTTCTAGCTGAGTTTTACCCACTAAATTAGGGTTATCTACTGTACGCTTCTCAGCTTTACCCAATACATTGAATATTTTACCTAAACCAGCAACTTCAGTAGTCTCAGGCTCAGGCGACTCTTCAAGACCAACTTGAGCAATATCTGACACCTCTGGCATCAAATCCTCAGTCATTACACCGCTAACAAGTTCTTCCTGCTGCTGCTCTGGTGAGTCATTCAATAACGGGTCAATATTCTCAATCATTATTTAATTCCCATTTGAGATTTTGCTTGCTCAAAAGTAGTGCCTGCTTTAAATCCACGAGTAGATAATTTTGCTGCCGTCTCAAATATTTTTGGATCGTTTAAATAATACTCTCTAAGCTTTGGTTTGTTCTCAAACTCAAGAATAGCTTTAGTAATAGCAGGTGCATCTTTTAATGCGGCTTTTTTCTTACCAACTGCTTTCTCAACATACGCAATGTATTCATCTGTTGGGTTTTCATTTGGCGGTGCATATTTGGTAATCATCTGCTTGATACTACCTTTGCTGTCTTTGATCTTTGTGCGTACATCACGCATTAAAGCTCGAAGACCCATTTCAGGTGAGTCAAATACTGCAAAGCGGTCATTTTCACCATAACGCTCACCAGTATCGCCAGCCCAACCCTCAGTAGCTTCTACATTGCCTGGATTGTTATAAATACCTTGAGCGCCTTGTGCAGCAGGTGATGCAGCAGTAGCACCTATTGCTGTAGCCATAGCTGCTGGTTTAGCCAATGCCTTGCCCTTTTTAGCCAATCCAGCAATGATTCCGCCTGGAGCGAATAATGAACCCATAACTTGACCAACCTGTTTAGCTTCTTCTGATAACGGGCCTTCAGTTTCACCCACAAGCTCATAAAAGTCATCAGCAGAGTACATTGCTGGGTCTTCTTCAATACCTCGAAGGAAAGCATCAACTCGACTTTCATCAGCATCGGGAGCTACGGCATATACAAGCGCCTTGCCTAGTCTCTCCCATTCGCCAGGCATCAAAGCACCAACAGCGCCTTTACCCATTTCTTTACTAAGCTGAGTGCCTTTATCTACTATTTTCTCAAAAGTTGGGGCCTCACCTGCTAGCTCAGAAGGCATAACTTCTTCGTGAGAAAAGAAGCCCATAGACCGTTCCCAATCCTTCATAATGAAGCTGTCTAAGTTGTCTTCCATTATCGATCCAGTGTCTTTAGTGAACGCTCAATAGAACGCTTAACGTTATCATCCATCTTAATCATTGGAATCAAGCTAGGGTTCTGCATGATTTGAGATGCTTTTTCTTCTAATTCATCTTGATCCATATCAGCAAACTCATCCTCTCTTTTCAGTGCTTCTGCAATTCTACGTTTAACTAATTCAGCTTTCTTATTCTCAATGGATTGAACTTGTGCTTGAACACCACCATCAACTATTGCTTGTAAGTTTTCGCCAGGCTCAGCATTATAAATCTGAGATTTAATTTCTGCTTTCATCCGAGTCTTCACGGCAGGCTTAACGTTTAATTGATCAATTTCCGCTACAGCTCTGCGAGTTGCTGCACGAACCTCACGGTTCTCAGTCTTTACAATACGATCTTGTAACTTACGAGCCTGAGTCCAGTTAATCTGATTATTCTGAGCAAGATACTTAATAGACTCATCATTCATCATGCCGTCATCAACAGCAGTCTCTAGCTCAAAGATTAATTCCTCATTATCCATCTCTTCACCAATCTTGCCCTCAGATAGTTTCTGAAGGTAGGTAAGAGGTGTAACCATTGAGCCAGCATCAGAATTGTTTTGCCACAATTCACTAGCGATCTCTTTTTGACGAGCAGGATCAGCGTTTTCAGCTTCACGCATCAAATCAATAGAGATTTTCTTGTAAGCTTCATCTTGTTCCTTTTCTGCCTGATCTGAGAATTTCTTGCGATCAGCAATTTCTTTAAGGAACTTAGACTTAACCTTGTCTCGCTCATCATCAGACATCATTGCCCAAGAGCTTTCATATTCACCTAAGTCGCCATTAATAATGCGCTTGTAAGCTTTAGTCGGAGAAGCTGCAAACTTCTCATCTAGCAAGCCGCGAGTAACGCCGTTAATACGAGCTTCACGCTTAGCCGCCAATAACTTAGGTACGCGACCCTCTTGGCCCATAGCCCATGCTTGAGACTCGATTGGTTCAAATATAGCTTGAATGCGATCTTCTGCACGGATATAAGTCTGAGTTGTAGGATTCCATGAATCACCACGATAGAACTCATCTTCTGCAAAGCGACGAACTGAGAAAATATCATCATCTAACTTAGCGGCTTGTGCTGCTGCGAAGATTTTAGATTGCTTTTCAGCTACAGACTTCAGTACACCATTACCAGCAGTAGCCATAGAGGCACGAGCTTTAATCGAAGCTTCAGGGCTAAAAGCAGATATAGTCGCTGCATAGCCATCAATAATGTCTTGAATCTCAATCTGAGCGTCATCAAAGCTAAGCTGATTATTCTCAGCCATTACCTGAAGCTCACGGAACTTCTTTTGTGCCTCGATAGACAACTGATTAGCTAGCATAGAGCCTTGGGCAGCTTGTAACGTCTCATCGTAGACATTGCCACCAGTAAGAGCTGACAACCAAGATTTGCCTTCACCTTTAGAAGCTACTGCTTCAGCAATCTGCTGCTCTGTAACAGGATTCTGAGCTGCATAAGCCATTGCCTGTTCTTTAGCGGCAGCAGTACCTTTGCTCTCAACAAAGCCCATTAACTGGTCTAAGCGTTTGTTAATAGTGCTAAATGACTCAGCCTGAGCCTGTAGATCAGCCGTTTCTACACGCGGCAAATCCGCGTACATGATGCCTTGTCGTCTATATACAGGTAACGCCATTTCTTATAATCCTAAGTTTGCCCAGGAAGCATTGCTACTAGACATAGAGAATCCTTGAGAAGAAGCCCATGACTGATTAGCTGCCGACATGCTATTTGCACCAGAAGTATTAAGACCTAATGAGCCTGTTCCACCTGTAGCTGGAGTGCTTAATGAATTGTACATAAAGGCACCTTGAGCTACCGAGATAGCAGCATTCATGTAAGCAGTCTTCATTGCTTGCTTACCAGCAGCCTGTAGTGATTGACTCTGAGCCAAACCACCAGCAATCGCCATGTCAGCATTTTCAAGACCAAGGTTGTATTCTTTGCCAGCTTGAAACGCATTCCACTGGTCTATCGTCATTGGAGAGCCTGAGAATGGATCAATGCCACCAGCAGCTCCCCTAGCAACCAATGTGCCTGCCATTCGACGCTGATTCTCTAAAACACCGAGAGCTTGTCTGCTGTAGTTCAGTGCGTTCTGACGGCCTTGTAGCTCTGCCTGCTTAGCCTTGATATTGTACTGAGCCTGTTGAAATCTACCTTGTTGGATAGAACTTACTGCTTGTAAACCGCTTGCAACTGCGGCTGCGACTGCCCAAGTCATTATGAACCTCCGCTCGTAGCGACCTTGTACTCAAGGCCTAACAACGTCATCTTGAGTGGATAATTTTGAGTTACAGATACGGTAGCATCTTTACTGTAACCACGAACACCGTACAGCGTCTTGATGCCAGTATAAGAAGTTGTTGGGTTGTCTAGCGTACCTGCTGTATCAAAAGATCGAATTGGCACTAGAACACCATTAAGATTGATGTGCTGTGTTTGATTAAGAATCGCATTAATCTCAACAATACGCTTTTTAAAGCCTAATCGAGTGCCTGTGCCGATGTCTTTTTCTACTGGCTGAGTAGTTACTTCAACATCAAATGGCAAGCCAACTTCGTAAGAAGTGGTCGATGCTCTATCAAATGTAACTGAGCCAGAGCTAACAGTTTCATCACCAAGAACATTGCCATCAGCAAGAACATTAACCTCAGCGCCTTCATGCGGAAGGCTAGATGCTCCAGAAGCAGCACCACCAGTAAAAGCACAATCAGTGAACACTGAAGAATCAAATACTTCAACAAAGTATTTGTCTGTGCCATCAAACGTACGCTTTGTGACAACATAAATGTCAGCAACATCTACGCCAACACTAACAAACTCACCATCAGTAATAATCTCTGATGGAGCAACAACTTGCTGCTGTGTCAATAATGAATAAGCTGCCATTGAGCCATCATCTTCATTCACTATAAATAACAAATCAGATTCATCAGTAGACGCAGCTTTTCTAAGCGCCATTGCTCTTGGTGTTTTTAAGAGGTGAGATGACAGCAATGAGATGTTGTTGCTGACATAAGACAAGGTTGCATCTGAATACAAGAATTCAGAGAGAGATTTACCTTGTCTTTTGATATACATAGTTCCAGAGTCAAGTTGTAGAACTCGAATATGCTGCTTTGATCCGTTACGAGTACCAGTACGAACAAAGAAATTAGTAGGAGTGACAGGCTCCTGATTCGTTTGCGGAACGTAGAATTCACCGCCTGTCGTGAAAACTTGTAGCTCCCGCCCTGAGATGATGTCCGTAATAGTATTGAGCGTGTTCGTGTCGAGTGTCGCTTCAACCGCATCGTCGTCATAAGCCTCTACTGGCTCAAAGTCAAAAAAGAAACCGACCTTACTTCCCCAAATAGTTGTAGGGCGACTCTTACTGCCACCAAAGTACAACCTGCCTTCATGGAAGGTTGTGGTGCTAGGCCAACCTTTTGAGGTAGACCAAACATCTTCATAGCCAGTCTCAATATCCCAATCACCTTGAGCGATAGCATCTGTGCTAAAAAATGGTACTTCTGTTCTGCCTTTAACTGAGGTTGCTGAAATGTACTCAACGATTTTTAATCGACCTTGCGGTACTGCATTTACATACTGTCCTACAGATTGTGGCGTAAATTGCTTAACAGAATAAGTGGTTGTTGCATCTGGGATCGTATCCCAATTCTCATCAACAAAAGCTACTTTGCCAGAACCAATATAGTTAGTAATTAGTCTTATTTGACCTGACCCTGTACCACCAGTTAGTTCAACATAAAATCCATTATAATAGTCATCAGTACTTGACGCGCTTGCAGCAAAATCCATTGCGTTGAGGGAGCCTGTATCAGGCGATGTTCCACTATGGAATGTGCCAGAAGACGCTGTTAAGGTAACTGTTCCGCTAATCTCATCAGGCGTTAAAGTTCCTGATGGATTATTGTTATATAACGTATATGGATACTTAGGAATGCTTGAAAAGCTAAGGTAACTAGCCCTCCAATCATTGTCAGAAGTACGAACTATTTTTATTGGTCTGTAGTCTGGATGACAAAGGATTAATGTATCAGCAGATTGAGTCCATGACATCTCATCATAAGGAACCGATTGCCAGCCTACAGCTAATAAATTATAACCGTCATTACCAGCACCATTAATGTCGCCAACAAGTTCATTATCTTTAAATGGATACATATAGCCGTTATAAAATAACAGCATATAGCTATCATCAACGCTAAATTCAAAAGGGATTAACGCACAGTTTTGCGCTGATGGCTCTGATATTGGCGTTGGAAACTCATAAATGTGCTTTAAGCCAGGGCGACGCTTAACACCGCCTTGAGGCTGCACAAACACATTGGTTAGCTTTGATGCGCCGTTCTGGTACTGCTTGATGTCAATACGCGAACGCAATAACGGATCAATCTCTCCGCTCGTAAAGTTCGTTTGAATATCGACATATTTAGCCATTAGTAACGTACCGCAATCAAGCTATAGTCTTCAATAGACTGTGGAGTATTGCCTTGACCGTCAATGCCCATAGCTGTACGCATATAGCCACCACGATTATTCTCACCTGGAGAACCCATAGCAACAGTTTTCCAAAAGTCAGTTTTACTCACTTGGTCAGTAATAGGCTCAGCTAAATGCCAAGCCATTTGATATTTCATAAGCTGAACAAACCAAGCTGGCATATTTGCTTCTGAAACAGAGAATTGATAATCAATAACGATAGTTTCTGCATTAGTTAAAATCTTGTCGCCATATCGTTCCCATTTCTGGAAAGGTCGAGCGCCAACAGAAGTACTATCAAAAACAGCCCTTGGAGGGCCAATACGATCAGAAGGTAACTGATATTCATACTTCCACTCGTTTACCGGAGTGTTAGTTGTTTTAGCTAACTGAACCTTCTTAAAGGAAAACGCCCAGGGGTACATCTGAAGCGTAGAATCTCTTACGTCTGGGTATAAACGGTCACAAGTATTTGCTTCATCTGTTCCTTCATTAAAAGAAGAAATAGGTGCTGCGCCTAACAAGATGAGAGCGTCTGAGCAGATTGTTAAATCAGTATCGCCTGATGCCATTTCTAGCTCCTGTAAGGAAAAAGGCGGCTACCCCATATTTCAGAAGTAACCGCCTATTCAGCTTAACAACTAATTAGTCACCATCAGTTGCAGCTAAGGTAGTTCCATCTGCTACGTCTACAACACCACCAGTGTTCGAAAGAACCTGAGTAAGTGTGCAAACAGCAGTTGAACCAGTTGAAGTTACACAATAGATCAAGTCGCCTACCTCAAGGGTATCAGACAAGGTATTGAAGTAGCCTTCAGTATTCACATCAGCAATAGCGTCAGTGGTTTTGTATGCGTAGATGCTAGGAGCATTGCCACGCTTAGGTGCTGCAACAGTAGTCCAGCCAGTATTTGAATATGCCATTTCTATATCCCCCTATTATGCGCCGTTTTCGTCACAAGTGATTTCAACGATGCCTTCTGCGTCGATGCCAACAGCACCAGCAGAGAACATAGATGCAACAAGGTGAGAAGTCTTCTCTGGGATGTAGTTGATTTCAGTGCGAACACCCATGCCTTCTGCCATACCGACAGATGACTGATGCCATGCGAAACACTGACGATCACCAGAAGAAAGAGTCAAACCACCCTCGTCACGATCACCGATAACGTGGAAGTTAAAGCCTAAGAAAGTGTTTACTTCGCCTGAAACCAATGCGCGAACGCTGTTGAAATCAGATGAAGTCACTTCAGTTTCACCCAACAACGCAGAAAGGTTGTTAGCGTGGATCAACATGTGACGACCTTCAGCAGGTACGTTGTTAGCGTCCATCAACTTCTTAGCTTCTAACAGCTTATCCATGTTCAAGTTGGTGTTAGCACCACCGATTGAAGAAGCAACAGTTAGAGAAGTAGAAGCTGCGTCAAGTGCATCGATGATCAACTGGTCAGCACGACGACCGATTGACTTAGATACAACTTGAACCAACTCAGAGCGCTCGTCGAAGTTGATTTTAGCTTGGTTGAAGATGTCTGAATACTCAGCAGCGATGTAATCTGACAAGGTTACAGTTGCTTGAGAGTAATCAACATTCATTGGAGTAACGTCAGTTTGTGGAACACGAACTTGAGCTACGCCTTTGCCAATTTTAGGGAACTTGTGAGTAGAACCTTCTACACCAGTACGAAGACGGACGGTATTACGCAACATAGACTCACCTTGGTAAGCCTGTTTAACCTCCGCATCGAACAGTGTAACAAAGGCGTTTGATACATTAATTGCCATTGTGATCTCCTGATCAATAATTTACGGTTAAAGTTTCGCTCTTATGGTTGTCCACATTGCGTGGGCCTGAACTTGCGTTTTACAACTCGCCCGTTGAGTAGGTCACTACCATTTAGGGTCGCTTGCGCGATTAGCCTGAGATGATTTTATACACTAAACAGAAACTTGCAACAAGTT